AGTAATCCTATCAGCAAACTCAGGCACTTTCATTGCTATATGATACGCTAGACCTGCTACTAAGCAAGGTAAAAAACGAAAACTCATATCAGCGGTCTCTACACCACTACCTGCATCTTCTATTCTTCTCATTCTATAATACACAAACGTGTAGCTAGTATCAGGTACAGGCCAAAGGTTTATTCTGGGGGCTGCGGCTAAACGCTCGACCCACACTTGGATTGGTCTACCCGTTGTTAACTTGTTAGGGATTGATGCGTAAGTACTCACACCTATACGACTTATAGTAAGATCGGACTGTGTACTAGAATTACCAGCGTTTGTACGTATAACATGGTCAAGAAGATCTATTGTATCTGCAGGTAAGGTATATTGTGATGTGCCAGCAGTTACAGCTTGTGTGGCTTCTTCTATAGTCCACATATTAATACCACGATTCTGCCACTCAATAGTCATTAGATTCATGGACCTGCGAGCAGTTCTTAAATCATAACCTGAACGCATTTCTCTACCTGCACGTTCCCAAGCTTCTTCAGCTATCTCCGTGAAGTCCATATCAAATGCGGTTGTGCCTGATGTAGCCATTATTTATCTCTTTCCCATTTACGCGAAGCTTCTATAACTTTTCGTCTTTCGTGCAATCTTCTTTGGCTGTTTAGCCACTTGTTTTCCTCGTTTAGTTGCTTTGCGCTTCTTAGCCGTAGTGGCCGCGTATTCTTTACTAGATAGAGCTTTAATTGCTTTCTCAGGTAAATAACGCTCGCCTGTTGCTTTTGGCCCTTGTGTACTAGGTTTACCACTTTTGGTTCGCCATTTCTGCTTACCCCATGCCTTTAAGCTCCTTTGCGACTTTTTTAACGCCATTAGTTCTTATAACCCCCACCAGCTTTTTTGTACGCTTTAGCCATCATTTGAGCCTTACGTGCAGACCACTGACCAGGAGCTCCACCCTTACCACCAGCTTTTATCCTATTAAAGATACGTTTACGTAAAGATGGCTTAGTGTAATTACCAGCTTCGTTGACTCTACTCTTACTTTTCTTTTTTACAGAGCCACCTTTTTTATAATATATCCTCATTTGAGCACCTATACATACTTGGTTGGACGAGATCTAGAAACGATACCACCACCTCTATATTTTATTTTAGTCATGCCACCACCCATTAATTTCTTTTTAGGTTTACTTTTAGCTAACTTTGCTCTTTCTTTTTCTTGTTTTCTAGTAGGGATATCACGATCTTCGCTAACAATTTGCTTTCCAGTTTTCTTGTCAACAGACCCAGCAGCAAGTCCAAAACCTCTGAATTGTTCGCTTATCTTATCTTTAGTGGGGGCAATAAATCTTTGTCCTCTAGCTTGCTCTTGTTCTTTTTTAGTTCTGCTTTTAGTAGCATCATCAGGTCGTGCTAGTTTACCACTAATAAGTTTGCCAGGATTAAACATACTCATGTTATCTTCCCCAACAGCTCCTCGTTCCTGTTCTCTTTTAGTTCTTCGAGTAGTGTTTGTTTTCTTATCTATCTCAACAAACTTTTTTCCAACCTTAGACCTGTTACTCATTATCCAGAGCCTTTCATCATTACCATTTTAACAGGTCTAGTGCCTTTTCTAGCCATGCCACAACCGCGAACTTTTCCTCCGCCTGTGTATCCTTTGACTTTACCACCGCCCATCATTTTTTTCTTTGGCATCATAATCATACCACCGCCCATCATCTTCTTAGGCTTGACCATGCCGCCACCCATCATTTTGCCTTTACCATCAGCAGCAAAGAAAGGAACTTTTTTACCGTCTTTTTCGACCATTTTTAATTTACTATTCATTTTATTCTCCTAACATTTCCATCGTCTACGTGCTTGACGTAAACGNCTATTNGGGTTTTTTGCAGCTTTTGGGAACTGCTTCATTTGTCCTGCACTACGTGCACAGTAAGACTTACGTCTCTTCGCAGCTTTGCTACCAGCTTTGACTTTGCCAGTAACAGCGGTTTTTAGTTTAGATCCAGGATTGTCTTTACGATACTTGGCAACACCTTTTTTGGTCATACCAGCACCAGACTTGGTAGGACGCTTGTGTCCCCCTTTTATGGTGTGACCCTTCATTGTGCCTTTTTCTGCCATACCTACCTCTATGCGTAGAATATAGTTATATTATCTGCCGTATCTAAAGTATACTTTACACAAGCACCACTTTCAAACAAAACGCCTTCAGAAGGTATTGATCTATCTATAGTTGTGTTTGCTGTTCCAATAGTTCTTGATTTAAACAACGTAGTGCCACTTTCGGGTGTGCCGTTTATAAACTCGACATCACCTGCTGTACCACCTGATACTACAGACATTCCTTTTAATCTTACTCTGTTAGAACTTTCTACTGCTTGAGCACAAAGAGTCCCTGAACCGACTTTGATATTAGCTGCAAACTGTGCAGAACTAGTAACCGACGTGACTGTTAAGAATAAACTTGTACCTGCTACAGCTTCAGCTGACCCAGTAGATGTTATAACTTCTGTTAAAGAATTACCGAAGACATCCGTACCAACAATAGTATTTGTTTTTTCGTTGTCGCCTGTACCAGTAGTTGTAACAATAACATTTCTTGCTGCACCTCCAGCAAACGTAGTGTTTGCCATTGTAGCACCTGTGTTAGGTCTGGCTGCAGTAACTAGTCTGTCATCATCGGACGCGTTCTCATCACTGATAGTCAGAGCTCGTACATCTGATAAACCTGCCATAATTTAGCCTCCACATATTAACCGTTAGCGTAATCGAAAGCTGCACCATGAATCTTGATAACAAGTTTACCTGCTGTATAAGCAGCGTCAGTTGCATCACCACAAGTTAGATACAGATATTTCTTAGTTAAAGCAGCTAAAGTTGAACCGCCATCTGCTTCTGCGTAAAAGCCAAGTGTCAAGTCACCATTATTAAGTAGAACGGTACCACTTGTTACACCAGCATTTTCTGCAGTAGTTCCTGTTGCAGAACAAACTAAATTTATGTCTGGGTCTCCACCTGTTGGGACTTCTAAACAAGCAAACTCTATTAGATAAGGTATGCCATTTACTGCCGATGTTAATTCTGCAATATAAGCATTTGCTGCGCCACCATCTGTTCCTATGACATCATTAGCGGCACCACCTGATGCTAGTCCACCATGTAAATCAACAAGGATTGTTGTTGTGATATCGCCACCGATCTTAGTAATAAATGTATTTATTGCTGCATCAGCAATACCAGATCCATGTGCGTTTGGAGTTATATTAAATATAGTAGCTGCAGTTCCTAAACTAGCGTTGTTAGCACCAACTGTTGTTCCTGCTGCGACAATGTTGTCTCTACCAGAAGTTGCGACTTTTTGAACTTCTAATACACCACCACTTGAAGCAACTATTTGTTCAGTTAGCACACCAGTGGTTGCATTTTTTGATATTGTTTTGAGTCCGTTTTCGGATCGAACGGGACCGTTAAAGGTTGTATTTGCCATTTAAATCTCCTTGTCGTGGCATGTTGAGTATAATTACTCATCAAGGTCTAATTTATTATACATAAAAAGAAGGGGGTGGCAAGCACCCCCGTCAAATAAAAGTTTTATGCTCCTGGGGAACCAAAGATTCCTAAAGGATCGGAGACACCGAATGAGTATCTCTCCCTAGCTTTATAACGACTATTACCTGTGTCGAAGTCAGCATCCATAGATGTTGCCATTGGACTACGTGTAAAGTGCTTCAAGCTATTTGGTACGTCAGTCATTAGGAAGAAAGCATCTGTATCAGTCAAATAGTGATTGATAGTATAGCCTTCTGGGATAGAACCATTATTCTTTAGTGCGTTTAGGTCGTTATCCGCTGTTCCTACTCTGCCTTCAGTCTCTAGCAATCTTGTTGCCACAAACTGTAGATTCGGTGGAATCACTAACTTTCTAGGTTTTGCTGCGATGAGAAGTCCTCTCTCATCTGTCCATCCTGCGATCTGAATAACAGCGGCTTCTAAAGAAGTTTCGTTAAGATCGGCTGGGGTTGCAAACTCATTTGAGTTAGTTCCGCCACTCACTAATGGGTGCGCAGTAGAACAAAGCTCCACTCCATCTCCATAAGTAGTACCTGAGTCAAAAGCATTATTTAGGATAGTTGCTGCTTTTACCTGCTTGGTGTACGCCATAGCACGAGCTAGTGCTTTAGTATAACGTGCTGACAAGGAGTCATACAAGTTATCTTCGATAGCCTCTTCTGTTATTGAAAAGCCCATCGCCACTGTTTCGTGTGTGTAGCGGGCAGTAAATGCTTCTTGTGCTGTGTCATACTCGATGGCAGAACCTTCGTCTTTGACTGGTGCAGCAGAGAAGCCTGATAGTTTAGTTTCTTCTTCAAAAGAACGGTCAGAAGTCTCAGATTCGTAGATCTCTGCGTGTTCTTCCCCATACTTTGCATATTCTAAACCGAATAATGCGTTAAGACCAGGAAGTAGCTCTTTAAGAAGTTGCGCTCTTGAAATTGCCATTGTCTATTCCTCCTACAGTCCAACAGGGTTACGATAAGCGTGTCCACCGATGAACACATTACTACCATTATCAGTGTGCGGACTGTAGATAACAAGCACTTCTTGGAACGCATCTGCTCCAGTTGCTGTGCTATCAACCACATCTATAATTTGAAATGGGAGTGTCGAAGTGGTTGCAGTGCTACTATTAATAGCTAACTTACCTCTTCCATTAGTAGTATTAAGTGTATTACTAAGGATTGAAGCTTTGTTACCAATAACAGTTCTAGCTACTGTAGCCATTGTTGTTCCTGAAGAGCAGACAGCTGCTTT